CTACATAACCCCACTCCCACTGACAGAATATGTATCATGTTGCGGGAACTTCTCACACCCGATATAAAGGGTGTCAAAAGCATCCGTTCCGTCTGTGCGATGTTCAAGAAGATCCTCTTCCGTTTCTGGGTTCTTCTCATCTGACTTGTTCTTGCGGAATCCGAGTCTGCCACGATACACTTGTGCCGACTGAATCGCAAGAATCAAGTCATCGTTGTTCTGGCGGTTGAACATCGGCATAAGTCTTTGTTTTCCGGCAAAAGCCCTGTTGATAAGCAGGTACTTCTCATCGTGCTTCATCGGATTGCCAAGATACACCTCCACCACTTCCCATCCATGGCGCTCAAACTCATGCACAATGACCCAGCGGAAGTCCTGGTCATTCACGGCATAGTTCGAGCCGAGTGCAGTGGCATCGTAGTAGAAGATGACAGTCTTGTTTTCATGGTATGCGTAGTAGTTGCAGAACTCCTCGACAAGTGCAGACAACTTACGCTCAAACTTGACGAAGAAGGACTTCAGGACACGTAGCTTTCTGCCGTCCGGCTGTCCAGCTACAAGCCAGTTGATATTGGCATTGTAGTCCATGCCGATACAGATAGGCGCTTGACGGTTCAAATCCTTGTCAGCCCTACAGTCCATGGCGGCAGCATCAAACTCATATCCGAGGCTGTCAAGGTATTCAAAATCAGAGGCGTTGTACTTGTGACCTTCCTTCATGGAAGAATAGAAACCATCCTTCCGAATCCCTATCCGCTGGCACAGAATCGACGTCTGGAATGTCAGCGGAGTCAAGTCACGTTTCATCTGCCGGATGTAGTTCTCGCCAAGCAGCTCAATGTTCTCGATGCTGGAGTATTCCTTGTAATAGACAGCCACTGAGCGCATCTTATTGAGCTGTGTGTCAAGCCGACGGAGATAACTGCGCAAGTGTTTAGGAATCTCTTTCCCTTCCTTGCGCATCTCGCGTATGCGCTCCTTGGTATGCCATATCTCATAGAGCGTTGCCTTGATGGCCTCTATGAGTTCCGCATCCATCTTCTCGCGGTAGTGAAGGAACCAAGACCCTTTCTGCGTCTGAGGCATATCAGACAGAATCATCAAAGCGTGGTTGAAGCTGTGCTTCCCAAAGTACGACTTGATGCCACCATTGGCAGGCAAAGTCTCATCCTTCAGTTTCTGGTAGTCAATGAACTTTGCTTCATCGACCAGTACCCAAGAAAGCGTCAGGGAGTTGGATGTACCCGGACGATCCTGGGAGATGATGATAGCGACAGAACCATTGTAGAACGTAATGACGTGCTCATAGTCAGAAGGCTCTATCAATGGCCTCTTGAATGCCTTGGGCGGTCTGCGCCCTACCACATAGTGTACCCCTTTCTCATAGCCCCATCTCCGCCAAGCAGTGAACAAGCCCGGCAGCGTGTTTGTGAGACCATGTTTGAAAGTAGGTACCACGATACCGCCAGTGCTGCCCGCCATGCGCTGCATATTGCGAAGCACAAAGGGAGCGGCGATTGAGTCCGTCTTACCCGTACGTCGGCCAGCCACAATGACAGTCGTATTGGCACCGATGAGCTGTGTCAATCGCTGCGGGTCATTGAAGTATATAGGTTTGGATTCTTTCATTATGCAGGGGGACTATATAGTGTTGTCATCATTGACTTCTTCAAAATCAGCGTAAGAACCGAAAAGCTCATCCTCTTCGAGGTCAGCTTCCTCAAACTCGATGTCATCAATGTCAGCCGACTCAGCCCGGTACTTGGCGAGCAAGTCTTCCACAAGCTTCTGACGGTTGGGCAACGGCTTGATGCCCAGTACCGACGGGTCAGAAGTAGCCGTGAAGGGCTGAATGACAATCAGATGATAAGGCAATGCCGTTTCATCCTCCACATCGACGCGGTTGTATTTGGCGTAAGACGTTGCAGCCCGTTCCATCGTCTTGGTGTCCTTGCGCTTCTTCGCCATCTGGTACGTCTCAATGATCATCTCATTGTAGCGCCATCGATGGAACTCACGGGAGGCTTCAGTCAGCAACGGCACCAAAGCCTTGATGATGGCAAGGTCAGAATATGCCTGTGACTTATGTACGGCAAAGCCACGGGCCAGTTCCTCCTCGATAAACTGTCTGTCCTTGGCATCCGGGTTGGCCAGTACCCAGTTGTACATATCACGCAACCTGAGTACACGGGCCACCTGAGCCTCCGTGTACTCCTTCTGCAATTCCTCTACAGGCGTGAAGAGGTCTTTGCGACAAATGTCTATGGTTGCGATATTAGCCATTATTCATCATCCTCCATATCGAGCAAGTTCTTGGTTGCATTCTCCAATGCCAGCGGTGAGCCGACCTGTGCCAGCATCATCTCCTGGGTATGCAGCTTCACCTTCGAGCTGGCTTTCCCACGAAGGTAAGCCTTTGCCACATCACTGGAGCGGTTCTTGATGTCCTCACGTAGCTGTTCTGCGGGAATACCAAGAATGACGGCCATATCAGAGATAGGCAGAAAGATGGATGCAAACTTCTCAATCTGCTCCAATTCGTTGGCTGAATAGGTCATGTAGCGGAACTGATTTATTGTGAATGAGGGAAGTCATTGATTCATGAAGCGTAGCAAAGATGCCAGGATCCGTAGTTACAAGAGCCGATTCCATGCGGTTGCCTCGTGTAAGGTTCTGCGATGTGAGTACTGTCACCACCTCCCCACTATCGGCCTGAACAAGCAGCACCTTGGAATGGTTGTCAGCCAGATACACATGCTGCATCGTCTGACAGATGAACGGCCACAGATTCAGCGTCTTGTTGGTTGCCTTGTAATCCAATATGAGGTTGAACTGCTTCACCTTCCCGTCCTTCTCGATGAAGAACAGGCGGCGTAGGAACTCCTCGGAGATGGAGAACGAAGTTTGCCATACCTCGGATTTTCCGACCTGTGAGAGAATCCATTCGAGCACATCGGCCACCTGTAGCTCATTGGTGAGATAGACCTGGTGCGTCTTCTCTGCCAATGGCCGCAAGTATTTCGATATGGATGTGCCGCGCTTCATTTCTTAGCCTTGGAAGCCGTTGTTTTCTTGGGCTTGGTAGCCTTGGTGGTTTTGGCGGGTGCATCAGGTTCAGCGGAAGTTTCACCCGATGGCATATCCTCTCCTTTTGAATCTTCTGTTTCAGTCTCAGTTTGTGTAGCAGGTGCAGTAACAGTCTCATCAACCACATAGTGGTCATAGATGTTCCAGTTCTCATGCAGCTGCTTGTCAAGTGCGATGAGTTCTTTGAGGAACGGGTAACGTTCCGAATCCGGACACGACACCTGTTCCGTGGAGAGACTGCGCAGTTTCAGATGCACTTCGCGCATCCTACGAAGCAGGTCCAGGTTCTCCACATAACGAGCCTGAATCTCCTCCGGGAGCTGGTCGTGGTCGGCACGTTTTCCCTTACGGAATTCCTCATTTGAGGTACCTTCCGTTTTAGCATCCTGATAGCTGAAATGCTCCTTCACGATGACCTTCACCTGCTCATCCATCTCAGCCACCTCCTTGTGAGTGATGTTGGCCAGCCGGACTGTCAAACGCTTCTGAAGTTCCGATACGAGATACTTCATCACTGCCACCTTGTTCGGGTGGCGAAGAAGGTTCTGATAATGTATCTGATTGTTCTCCATCTGGAGCAAAAGAAGGCATCCGTCCTCGATGGTTCGGCTGTCATCGTTGAGCCATTTTTGAAGCTTGGAGTTGAATTGATTATCCATAATATATTATTTTGTTAGCGAGAGTATTATATAATACGAATTAAAGTTTGTTATTAATACCTGTGAACATCATCAAATTCTTATTATTTGCCTCCAAAAGCACCTTCATGGAATGCAGTGTTGAACCCGTTGTAACGAAGTCATCAAACACGATTATGTTAGGTTCAGGAGGCAAAAACTGAAGGTCAAATTCTGCGTTTACACGGTGCTTGGATTTGCATGTTGCCACGTCCTCATAGAACGGGATTTTGAGTAATTTGCCTATCTCATCAGCAATGAGTGTGGCAAAATTCCGGGTCAGATGACGTCGTTTCGGAGTGGTGACGATGCACCAGTTTCCGATGTCCAGATGATGCCCTATGACCTCCCGGATGAGGGTGGCCGTTTCTGTTGCGAAGTGGCTCACCTCAGATGCATCACTCTTGATGTCGGTGAGCGTCCTTCCCATTGTTGATTTCTGCCAGAGAGCGAAGAACCAGAACCCAGCCCTGTGAACGAGTTTCGTTTTCGGATAGAAGTCACAACGTGCCTCCGTTGACTTGTCCCAGGCGTTTCGTTTCTTCGCTCCGAACAGATCCTTCTCCTCTTTGTTCTTCCCTGTCACCTCTGTCAGAGCATTGAGCGTACCGTCCATGTCCGGCACTTGCACCTCGGCAAGGAGGTCACTCATGTCTATGGCGGTACGCTCTTCCAACTTTTCAAGTATTCAAGAATGAACAAAAGTCCGTTACGTAGTCACAGCCGTAGGTGTGTCGCCACCTGCAAGGCTCAGTTCCCCGTCTTCGGTGACGATCGTTCCCTGATAGAACGGGGACGGACAGACATCCGTGGCCTCCACGTTGATGGTGGTGCTGGCCGTTCCCGTGGCACCCTGTCCGTTGTCTTGTGCCACCGTGGTCTTCGTCTCATAGAAACGCGAACCGACGATGCGCCAGAGGCCGGACATATCCTGTACGAGGAATACATTGTCGGAGTTGTTGAGGTAGCAGGCTACAGCGGAAGCCTCCTGACCTACGCCCGGATGGACAGCAGTGAGCTTGTTGAGCTGTGTCTGGGAAGGAGCCTCGCCCTGTGCATCGGAAGTCAACGTGGACTTCTCCGCGAGGATGTCAATGAAGTGCCAATAGGTATCAGCCTTCAGCGTGAAGTTTCCCGTGGTGGTTGCGAAGGCATAGCGTCCGCCAGAATCCGCGCTGTATGCGGGCCACTGCACGATATTCTGTTTGCTCGTGTAGTAGAGACGGCGGCGTATGCCCGGCATTACAGGCTGTCCCTGGCACCATGCAAGGGAGCGCTGCAAGGGAGTGAAGCAAGAGTTGTTGTTTGTAGGCATAATGGTAAGTGTTTAGCGTGTTGTGTTTGTGTTTCAGTCTGTTGCCAACCAAACAGTAAGAGAAAGGAGCTAAGGCTAATGCCTTAGCCCTGTCCCTGCTGTGCCGGAGTGGCCAGTTCGATGACCTTCAGGCGGCGGCGGTCGATGCTCTCGAACTGCACACCGAAGAACATGGTGGCAATGTAGGTGAGTACGAAAGGAGCGAACTCACGTACATCCACGCTCTCCATGTCACCCATCTGGTCGAAGCCTACGAGCATGTTGCTCTTGGGCGCGATGTGGATGAACTTGGAGCCCAGCTTGTTCGTGAGCGGAATCATGTGCAGCTTGTTGTTGCTGCCCTCCACGGTGTTCTTCTCATAGCCGAGGTTATAGGGAAGAGCGCCATGAAGCGACTGATAGGATTCATTGTACATGTCAATGAACTCCTGTGTGCAGTACATGTTCAGGTCCTGAGCGCGGAGGATAGGATCCAGGCCGAAGAGAATCTTCTTGGCCACGGTGCAGGCATTCAGCTCGGTAATCTCCTCAGTCAGTTTCAGGTAGTTACCATGAGCAGCGGCGATGTTACCAGCGGTGATTTCCGTGGAGGTGATGGTGTCAAAGCCGTTGAACAAATCCTGCGTGGTGTCGCCGTTGTCGTTGCGGACAGCGGACCAGATGGCGTTGTTCAGCTTCTCGGACAGTCCACGGGCGATGAGAGCCAGGACGTGGCGGGCCTGCAGCGTCTGCTTCTGTCCGTCACCCTTGGTAGAGCCGGACATCATGCCCAGCAAGGTACTTGCGGCACTGTTAGGCTCGAACTCGGCACATACGGAACCGAAGAACGTTTCCAGAGTGCGGAAGTTGAGGTTCAATTCGGCGTTGGTGCGACGGCTTGCCTTGTAGGGAGCAAACTGCGCGGAGCCGGACAGTTCGCCCACGGACTCCTTGTAGCGGATGCCAGGGCGCTTGGTCATGTGCTGGAGAGTTTCCTCACAGCCGATGATGGGGAGCATCAGAAGGTCAGAACGCCATTTGTGCGCTGCCTCCTGATACTCCTGCGGGGTAAAGTGAAAAGTTCCTGCCATAGCGGTAAAATTTTGTGTTTGTGTTGTGAGTAGTTACGTGCGTGTGTGTATGTGTGTGCGTGTTAAGAATAATGTACGGGTACAGATTAAATACCGGGGCTTAGCCGCCTACTAGGTCATACAGTTCCTTGGCGCTGCTGACATGGCTGAGGTAGTCATCTGCCGGAGTAGGCTGCAGGCTTCCCTCGACGTGTGCACTGACCACGGTGGGCGACTGTGCAGCGGGCGTACCTTTCAGGGCGTTCACCTGCTCAGTCAGTTCCGTGTTCTTGGTGGTGAGGTTGGTCACCTGTCCTTGCAGATCCGTCACCTGGTTCTGCATGGAGGCGGCATTGGACTCATGGGCCTGAAGGGCATCCTCGATGGCCTGAAGCTGTGCCTCAGTCAGCGTGACATGACCCTCAGCGTTGGGAGTGAAGCCCTCCGAGACTTTCAAGGCGGCTTCAATGCGGGTGTAGTGTTTCATTTGTGCTGTTGTTTTTGGTGTTGTGTTTGAAGTAGATGTTTCCGCTGTAGTAGGAGAGGTGGTGGTATTGCTTTCAACAGAAGGCTTGAACAGAGAAGCCATAGCAGCCATGAAACGCGAGAACAGCGGTTCGTTATGCTGCGGATGACGGCCATTGTCGGAGTAAGGGATGGAAGGAATAGGCATCTGTGCCTCTGCCATCGCATGAACGAGGGCTTCCGTCAGCTCCGGCTTCTCGTCACCTTCCAGTTCTGTCAGCTCATCCACGAAGCCCCATTCCAGAGCTTCCTTGGCGGTGAGCCATCCGCCCGTCTTCATCAATGCCAGCAGATCCTCCTGAGGCTTGCGGCATCGTGCGGCATACATGGCGGAAACATCGCAGTCCATCTTGTCGAGGTTCGTCTTCTGTTTCAGCAGGGCTGTGATATAGTCTTGTAGCTGGTCGGCGTTCATGCTGGTCCACTCGAAGACCGCCATACTGCACTTGTGTACCAGGTACAGCGCAGAAGCATCCATCGTAATGCGCTTGGCACCGAGGGATGCAATCGTCGCGGCAGAAGCGTTCATACCCACGAAATGAGCATGAACGTTGCCGTGACTGCGGAATGCAGAATATATAGTGAGAGCGGTGGAGAGTTGGCCACCCGTGCTGTCAATGAGCACGGCCACTTCCGTGTCGGGATTGCTACGCAGGGTAGCAGTGACATCGTCGGCGTTGAAGTCACTGCCCCCTACATAGCCTTTCAGATGAAGATGATATTGAGTCATTGGGCAGATGTGTTTGTTTTCTGCCACAAAAGTACTCTATTACATGTACGCGCGAAAAGACACTATGGCCATACAAACAACAAGCCCATTCCCATATTGGGAACAGGCTTGTCAGTTTCTATGCCAATTGTTGTATGTAATCAGAATTTCATCATGCGTCAGTCTTTCAAGCATCCGATAGGTACAACCAGTACACCATCATCTCTTCGATATGCGAACTGACCACCAGTCACTACCATCAGGAAAGCAGGTTCACCCACCTTGGAAGTATCTACTTTCTTGCTAAGTTCAATGAGATGCCCGGCACCATCATCAATCTCCTTGCTTCCCAGTTTTACTTCTACAGCCGCCCATCTGCCATCATACAGACGGATAATCAGGTCAGCTTCCAGATTATCCTTGTCTCGATAATGGAAGATGTCACCATCAAGCATCTGCGTATATACGCGCAGATCACGAGTCACCAATGACTCAAACAGAAATCCGAAGTATTCAAAATCCATAAGAATGCTTCCTGGGTCGGCCTGCATTACTGCCGTAGCAATGGACGGATCCACAAACTGCCGCTTGTCCGATGTCCGTATGGCTGACTTGGAGCGAAGCGAGGGCTTCCATGCAGGTATATCCTCAATAAGGAAAATCTTTCTCAGAGCATTGACATAGCTATAAACTGTATTCTCGGAGATAGTTGTATCGTTAGCCTTGACATCCGCCATGATGGTCGAAATAGCGGCCATTGTTGAGATATTCCGTGCATACGAGCGCAGTAGTGTTCTCGCCCTGAACGGATTCCTCTCAATGCCATCTACACGCTGGATGTCATAGTTGACCACGGCATCGACATAGTTACGCGCTGTCATGGAACTCCTGTCACCGCTGGCCACAGCATTCGGCCATCCTCCTCTGCAAAGAGCAGTCGCCAAGTCTGGTATTGACAGCGGATTCTCCCCGAAGATATCCGTTTTCCCGTCGAACAGCTCTTTCAGGGAAACAGAGCCATTGGACTCTCTCGACTCGAATAGCGTCATAGGCCGCATTTTTAAGCGAGATATACGTCCCGTGCCTGTATGTTTCGGCATATCATCCTCCTTGGGTACCGCAGACCCCGTGAGGATATACTGGCCTCTCAGGTTCGTCTTATCCACGTCAAATCTCACGGCATCCCATAATACAGGTGCCTCTTGCCATTCATCGATAACCCTAGGCTTCTCTCCCTGTAGCAACTGAGATGGCATTGTATCAGCGAGACGGATATACCCAGGTCCCCTATCAGGATCCTGCATATAGAGGATGCTTTTAGCGGATTCTCTTGAAGTGCTGGTCTTGCCACACCATTTAGGACCTTCTACAAGGACTGCACCTGATGACTCCAGTTGCCGCTTTAGCAACTTGTCACATAATCTGGGAAAATACTTCATGTTTGTCATTCTTTTGATTTCGGGTGCAAAATTATTGTTTTCCTTTGAAATACGCAAATTTTTGTGGCAGTTGGCGCGTTTTTATTGCGGTAGTTGGCGCATTTTTATTGCGGTAGTTGGCAAAAATGGCCTTTTCCAGCTGCAATTCTAACAACAGATTGACATTAAAGCGACACTTTTGCCAGTGTCTTACGCCCAATCAGCTTCACTTCGTATGTGAATCCCGCTTTCTCCTCAGCGGGTGTTCCGTGACTATGCGTAACCTTGACCGTTGGAAAAGGAGCTTCCGCATGTCCGATTACGTAGCTGCCACCCTGCGCATCCGTCACGACGAAAGCCAGCTGGCGGCGTATCGGCAGCTCCTGCACAGACTGAAACGTAAGCACAGTCTTCTCCGTTTGGGCGTGATTGTCGTACTCCGATTCAGTAATACAAGTCGGCGTACCTGTGAAGCACACCTCGGTCAGCGTATCATAGATACCAAACGGATGCCCCACCAAAGCTTTCAGCTCGATATTGAGGGGCAGGGAAACGCAAGGGATATATTTGATGGCAGTGATGCCAGGTAGTGATGATTGTTTCATGAGAGTAGAGAGATGAAAGTTTAGAGTTTAGTGTTTAGAGTTTAGAAAGGGGTACAAATGGCTACACAAGCGACAAAAGGATACACAGGCGACACAGAAGACAAGAAGCCTTTGAAATCGACGAATCTTTTAACGTTTTTTACGTTTTCTCCGTACATTCGCCATGTAACTCTTCCTTTTCCGCATGAAAATCTTGGCCAGGGTGTGCCAGTTCGTCTGGTCATCCTCGATGCCGTGCTTCTCCATGAACGAGTAGATCAGGTCAGACAGCAGCGTACCTTTCTGACCAATCGCATTCAGCTCCTGAAACAGCTGCACGTCAAAGCTTGCCTTGATGCAGTTGTACAGCGTCTGCATAGCCCTTGGAGGCAGATAGCACCAGTTCTCAGGATTGAGGCTCTTATACATAGGCACTACGATGGGAACACTACCCTCCTCAGGGGTAGCTACCCAGCCTTCGGGTGCCTTGGATATGAAAGCCTGAAAGATGTCGCTCTCAGGCGTACCACGGCGGAGATGCACAGGCACCTCACCGCCATTCTCATGGATGAACCACTGCCGAAGGTAGGGTTCCATTTTCAGATAGATGACTTTTGACATAACAGTAAGTATTTGGGATTAGAAGTTACGATTCTATGAGAGCTGCAGAAGGCCATTTCCCTCTCGCGCACACGTGAGACCTTTTCAGGCGTTACGGCTGCTACAACCGACACATTTTTGCAACTCATTGGAAATGAGGCTATATATAAAGATAAAGATTGTAGCATATCAATCAAAACATATATATATGTAGCAAAACCGCCCTCCTTGTAGCCGTTTTGTAGCGAGATGTAGCAGAATGTAGCAAAAATCGGGCATGATAACGCTTTGGTAATAAGCATGTAGCAAATGTAGCAAATGTAGCAGCCCATTTCGCACAGCGGTTTGTATGTAGGAGTTGTTTCAATCATCTGTCTCGGTGAAATCTGATGTGGAGTCTTCGAGGTTGATCTGGTAGTTCTTGACCAGCATATCATAGTCAAAGCAGTAGGCACGCTGCACCTCCGTAAGCTGCACCGTCTTCCCTCCGGGTATCGTTGACGGTGCCCACTTGGGTACACCACCCTTCATGAAGCATTTGAAGCGCACAGAAGCCTTCTCGCCCAGGAACTCAGGCGACTTTTCGAGGTAGTACTTCAGTGAAGCCTCAGGCAAGGCCGTTTCATCCGTCTGCCTGTTGGCACGTTTATAGAGCTTGAAGATACGCGACTTCTGAAGGAACAGCACACGCTTACCAGCAGGCCATTCATCATGCACAATGTCCGTCTTTAGCTCATTGACGTACTTGATGCGGAAGTCGCCCTCATTGACAATTTCGCCGTCGGAAAGAAGGAACTTCACCATACGCCAGAAGTCGGCAAGCTCGTTGTTCGACTTACATTCCGCATTCTGACGGCGAATCCCGCCAAGCACGATAGGAAGCATCTGGTCATAGTGCAAAGAGATACCGAGTGCACCATCCAAGGTACGTAAGGCGGCAAGCAGTATGATCCAGTTGTTCTTGATACGGTCTTCGATGCGTTCACCCTCAAAGTAAGCATCCACCTCATTCTGTGTGAGGCGGTACATGTCACGGAAGTCAGCCTCCATCTTCTTGCGATGGCGAAGGAGCAATAGCGCTAAGTGGGAAACACCATGAGAACGCATCTCCTTCAGGTTGTTGTACTCTGCCTGCTGCTCCTTCGTAAACTCCGATTTATCGAAGGTAAGATACACGAAACGCGAGAACAGGGCGATATCAGCAGTGGCCATCTCCTGTCCGGAAAGAATGACACCCGAATCAACCGATGTCGTTTCCTTCTTCTTGTCAAGATCCATATTCATTCGGGTGCGTCCCGTGCCGTCCCACAAGCCCTTCAGGAACTCACGCTTGAACAGGTCAATGTCGTTCTTGAACTCATCGATATGGACAAGCGCATTGGCCACTGCAGCCACGGTATCATTCAGGGACGGAAGCGTAGAGTTCTGGATGTTGGGAGGCACGTTGCCGATGATGAAGAAGCTCATCAGCGTATGACCCAGCTCTGACTTACCCGAACCCTTGGGGCCAAAGAGATTGAGGATAGGGAAGGAACGTGTCTCAGCCGTCACGATGTCACGGAACAGCGTGGCCAAGAGGAAGCAGAAGCCCACACGTCCATTGTCGCCGAACACACGGAAAATCTGATCCGTGAAGGTGGCAAGCGGGATGGTAGAGTAGGACAGGTGGACAAACGTCTTCTCGAACTTATATAGCTTGGCCTCATCCTTGTATTGCGAGGAGAAAGCAGGCAGGTAGAAGTTACCCAGCTCCCCAAGGCGGACGATGCCCATGTCATCCACTTGGTGGAACTTCGTGCCGTCCCAGATGCCGTTACCGAAGGCGAAGATACTCTGACGCTGCCATCCGAGCTGCTTAATCTCGATGGCCGTCTCAGTCACTTCATAGAGGAAACGTTTCAGCTTTGTAAACTCGCGGTCAGTAGCCATCCACACGAAATTGCCGAAACCCTCCACCTTCACGCGGAACTTGGAGATGCCGCCAAGCTCTTCCTGACGCAGTTCAATGAAGCGTTTCAGTCCGAACTCATTGGTGATGTAGTACAGACGCTTAGGAGATATCTTATCATCAATGTGAAATAGAGGTTGAAGTACGAAATTCGACCACTCCCACACGTCACCGTCCTTGGTCGTGGAATAGTACTTGTTATCCTTCACATAGAACCCGTACTTCTTCAGCTGCCCCATCTTCACCTCCTCACCGTCTTTCGGCTTCTCTTCCTTCTTCTCAGCAGCGGCACGTTTCTGGTCAGTCAGCGCCTTGCGCCAGGTTGTGTCCTTCTTTCCGCTCAGCTCTGCCAGCTCGTCAATCAGCAGCGTCTGCTTCGTCTCATCGGGAATCAGGGCCAGGAGTGATGCGATTTCATTCAGCACCTCGGCCTTGTCAGTCGTAGTCTTGGCCCTAGCGAACTTCAATTCCGCATACCAGATGACGAAATCCTTCTCTTCAAGGTTATTGAAGCGGGTAAGGGTTGTGCAGTACTCATCAGGATCCTGCTTGTTGCCGTCCTCGCCAAGCGGGATTGCTTTCACGGAAACCGTGAAGCCTTTTGCCATTGCCTCCTTGCCGTTCTTGATGACAGCCTTGACCCCGGCGCCGAAGGCATCACCCGCTTTGACAGGGTCGGCATCAGGAAGGAAGCAAATCTTCTGGACCGGGCGAAACAGGATATCGAACTGCTGCGGAGTCCATGCCGTTCCCATCGGTGCAACAACATTTGTCACTCCAATCAGCTGGAGGCGCATACAGTCAGGAGCGCCCTCTACAGCATAGACCTTCTGCTCCTTGGAAGCAATACGTCTTGCGGTATGATATCCGAACAGAACTTCACCTTTCTTGAAGATGATGCTCTCGGAACCGTTCAAGTACTTGGGAGCCTTTGGAACATCGAATATGTCACGTGCCGTATAGCTGATGATACGCCCCATACGGTCGTGAATGGGAATCATCACACGTCCGATGAAGAAGTCATACCACCTATTATTTTTTACGCGCACGAGGTCAAGCTCCTTCAGCAGATCCAGGCTCTCGCCGTTAGTCTTTGCCCAGTGAACAAGCGCGTCACCGTCCTTTGGCGCAAAGCCGATGCCCATTTCCTCGCAGAACTCCTTCCCCCAACGGTTGTAGGCATAGTTCTGTGCCATCTCGTTCTCAGCAAAGCAAGCCTTGTAGTAGGCATCTACACGCTGCATGAGGGCAAGCAGAGCCTCACGGTGCAAGCGGTCGTTTCGCTCACTCTCCGTTTCCTCCACCTCCTCTATCTCGATGCCGTACATGCCCGCCAGCTTGCGTACTGCAGGTACGAACTCTATATGTTCATACTCTTGCACGAAGTTTATCACATCTCCGGAAACGCCGCATCCGAAGCAGTGATAGCGATTCTTGGCATCGTCCACCATGAAGGAGGCCGTCTTCTCTCCGTGAAATGGACAGCAGCACCAATAGTAGCGTCCTTTGCGGTGAAGCCCGATGCCGTAAGACTCGATAATATCCTTGATGTAGGCACGAATCTGAATCTGCTCAATATAACGATAATCAACCATACTTCATCTGATTTATCCGATTAAGTCCTATTCAATCTTCTCAACATCAGTGGAAACCACCACCTGCTTCAAGGCAGGCATAGCTTCGAAGAGCTTGTTTGCAGACATGATGATTTCTGCAAACATGTCGCTGAGTTCCTTGCGGGTCATGATAAACATGTCAAATTCGGGAGCCAGGAAAGTCACTGTGCATCCCTTGGGGTTCTTGGTAACAACTGCTTTCATAAGGCTATAGAGTTTTGTGAGTAATATATTGTTTTATTGTTTCGATAACGTCTTGTCTGTATCTGCATCGTGGGAATCAGGAGAAGGTAATGATAAGGTTTGTGAAGTCACACCAAGCCACAATGTAGTCGGCAGGCCAGCGTCCTTCAATCATGTGCGGCCATAGGATGTAGTTGCCATCCTCGAACAGCGTCACCACTTCAGGAAATGGCCACCCAATGCCGTCCGTCCTTGTCATTGCGACCAGGATAGGGCGCCCCTTGGGAGGCTCTTCCGTCATCGGCTTCCAGATTTCCATCTGAGCGCCACGGAAGAAACATGTGCCACGTCCCTCATACTTGCTCTTGTCGCAGTTGCAAGCCTCCGGGCATTTAGAGCATAGTTTCATGACGTACCTCCTTCCAGTTTTAGGTCATAGTCCGGCATACGTACATTATTCTCATACTCGCGGCACAGACTTCATTGTCCCAGGTCACCTTCACCTGTTTGTCCAGTATGCCGTCTGGATGGAACACACGAACTTGCACCGTGCCGATGACATAATTAACTCGCTGACCAGTCTTTGCGTGATAGCGTACTTCATCGATGGTAGCCCCTGCGGGCAGAGCCTGCTCATACTGAGCGATGCGATAACCTTTCTTGTTCATAATTCTATAGTATGTTTAATGGTCGTTCTAATAATCTTTGATTGAGAAAAGATGCCCGTGGATGGGAGCCTTCACAGGTTACATACACGGGACTTGATTTAATCACTATTTGTTCCCTCCGAAAAGGGTTCTTTCCAATTCGTTCTTCGAGATGTACCATATCTTACCGCCCTTCAGTTTGTGGGCTGGAATGACACCCCTTTTGCACATCTTAATCACCTCTGCCTCAGGCCTCCCCAAGGCAGCTGCCGTAGTGGCAATAGTCCATATCTCGTCTTTTGGCGGGATAGCTTTGATGATGGCATCAGCCAACATCCTTATGTCTGCACTTGATACCATAGCTTTATGTTTGTTTAGGGATTTGACACAATATGATCTTGACTACACCTGTTTTGTAGTCGATGTTCTGTTTGAACTGAACCCCCTGAGGCTTTCCCTCACGAGTATTCCAACGACAAATAGTAGCTGCCATAGCACAGCACTGAGAAGGACTTTCCAGGATTCCTTCAGCGGTTCCGAGTTGCTTTGCATCACGGATCCATTCGACCTTGTTAACAATCTTATTCATGCTTCCAACGTTTACGATTAGTTATATATGCCTGTTCACGATGAGCCTCACTCATCCTCTCAGGTGTCTTCTTCAATCCGTTCATTTCAGCAAAATAGCGAATCTGACGGAGAGTAAGCCCCGTTTGTTGAGCGAGTTCGCGGTCACTTTCATGCGGAAAGTGCCTCATTATGTAATTTTTTTGTTGTTTCGTATCCCATTTTGCCATCTTACATCAATTTTTTCTTCGATTTATTTGTTTTGTAACAAAATTATGCTTACCTTTGCAGCCGCAAACGAGATACAAACCCCTCGGTTTTGTTGTCTCTTTGTAATTCGGTACAAAAGTACAAAGAAATTACAAAACAATTTGTATAATTGCGAAGATTTTTTTCACAATGGCACAAGAAAAGGTAAATTTCGGTCAAGAAGAGGCTCTTCAGGAACCAATTAAGCTGCGTTTATACGCACTTATGGACTATTATGGCCAATCGAAGAGCGATTTCGCCAAGCACATCGGTACGACATTGAATGTCCTCAATGTCTATTACAAGCGTCAGACGCTTTCCCGCGTTCTGATTGATAAGATCTTGGACAAGTTTCCTGAAGTTTCGCCCGAGTGGCTTACCTCGGGCGAAGGTCCAATGCTTCTTAAGAACACCGATGAGCTTGTTGATGTAAGCTACCTATCTGATGCCTCCGTTGAAAAGATTCCGATGTCAGTACCTGGCATCCCCTGCGACTCCTTTGTCAAGGTGTCTGGCTTCACCTTTGAACCGACTATCTGCAATGGAGATATTATAGGTGTACGCCATCAGAAGTTCGAGACTATCGATCCTGCTAAGTTCTATCTCATCATCACCGAGGATGGTGCACCTATGGTAAAGCGTATCGTAGCCGCTGATGAAGAGTATATCTACATCAGTACTGGCGAGACACAAATAAAGCCCTTCAAGCTTGCACATGCAAACGTGAAGGGCTTATTCCGGATCGTCTATGTAGGACGAGCTATATAATATAATATGGTACCTGTTCTATCAATTCACTCTATTGTCTAACCCTTTAAACAAGAATCAACTATGATGGGAATCGAATTGTGATACACGGACTACAATGTGATACACCGTGTGATACACCAAAATTCAAGTATTCCCTAATCGAATGAAATTCTTATAGTTGGTTGATTTCCGTAGGCGCTACTAAGGAATCTCGAAAGAGGTTCCTTTTTTAGTTCAAGACAGCATGATAATCTGTCAGGACTAATGCCGACAAGGATCTAAGCAGGTTCTCATTAAGAGAAAATAAGACACACTAAATCAAGTCATTAACTCTTTTAATTCCTCTTAAAGATTCTATAGATTCACATTTCTTTTTCATCCAAATACGCAGGGCAGCTAATTTTATTAACTGCGCTTTGTCTTCGTTTCAATGCGTTTGGATGCGCTACTTTGCGGTACCATTTGCGGTACCTGCGGTACCAAAAATAATGAGGTACCGTAAATTAGAGTCAAAAAGGACCTCTAACAAGCAAGTAAGCGTAAAATGTAGATTATTTGATCTTCTTTAACACTCGCAAAGAATCAACGACGGGCATTAAAACGTTCTAAATCAATGAAAAACAACCATGTAGATGTTGGATTGATAATTCAATTATTGTTGAAAATTGGGTAAATCTTTTCACTTTGTCTCGTTTTGTGTCGTAAAAACAAGACAAAAGTATAACCTTTGCCGCGCAATTTCAAGAACAATGCAGTTTATTTATGTTAGCCAAGCGTATTGAAGAAGACATTTTACGGATGACACCAGATATCGTTTTCACGTATCGTGATTTGGGCTATCCACCAATAGATAGCGGTAATGTCATTCGAAAGCTCAACCGTATGGTTGAGTCCGGTGTTCTCATGAAGCTTTCCAAAGGGCGTTATTACAAGCCGAAGAATTCCATCTTCGGTCAATTACGTCCTCGTCAGGAAGAGATTGTTAAGGATTTACTTTGGCGTGATGGCCGCCCTATAGGCTATTTGACTGGCTATTCTGTTTTCAATCAGCTTGGTTTGACGACACAGATTTCCAATATAATTGAGATTGGCAGTAAAATACGACGGAATAAGAAGCAACGTGGAATGTATGAGATTCGTTTTGTCCTTCAGCCGAATGAGATCAATTCGCGCAACATACCCTTCTTCAAATTCTTGATGCCATCAAATATATCAAGATCATTCCAGATTCCAATGTCATGCGCTCATTGATGCGCTTGCGTGTCATTATTTCTGAGCTTGATGAAAAGTCAAAGCGTACTTTGGTTGCGTTAGCCATGAACTATCAGCCAATGGTGAGAGCCATCACGGGCGCTCTCCTTGAAAGCATTGGTGAGCGTGTGCTAACAGATCAGTTGTATTCTTCTCTCAATCCAATTACATATTATCAAGTTGGAGTTTCGTCCGAAATCCCAGAACTAAAAAAAATGGAGGGTGTCATGACATTAGATTACAATAGAGAACAATTCTCGGGTACAGTTGGCCAAGGATATGGATTATGCTCCCAAACATATCTACAAGTCAAAAAAGATACGCCGCAATTGTACTGCACCTCAAATTAAAGTCATTGGACAATTTCTATGGAACAAGTATCCAGAAATCCTTAACCTCCCCAGCGATATTAAATTCCGTTTTATTGATTTACCTGGGCTACGACGCGAAAAAGGCGATAGAAAAAATCTGAAGGTCATACAAGATGTCCTTAAAGATGTAAGACCGTTATGCGTACTTGCAATGGATTATACATGTCTTGCTACACCAGAAACATTAGAATCGCTTCTATCTGAATTAACAGAGACGATAAAGAATCTAGGCGGTAGTACAGAGTCCATTATATTCCTTTTGAACAAGGTGGATTTGTATAACGAGGGACAAGCTACGACATTAAAAGATGAGTCAACTGGAAAAAGTGCCCTTTTGAGCATTTCGCCTTTTGTAAAACATTGATAATCAGAACTGAAATTTTGCCAAAACGACTTTTTCAAGTATACTCAAAGATGATATAGAAAAGTTTAGACAACGTGTTGTTGCCAAACTTTCTTCTGAAATATCGAGTAACTTTCTTTGAAAATATTTGTAGACTTATGCCTCAAATTAAGGTTTCCAATAGATTGAGTTATGAAAGGCTTCCCAAATCTATACTCTATATAAAATGATATTCACATATTCATGTTAACTGGGTCACAAACAGATTCAATATGACATAAAGTGTTGTTGCAATAGATATATAATCATGCAAGAAAACGTTATCAACTACCAAGAGCTCTGGTCAAGAATGAAGGGTTATGCCCAGAAGGTGGGGCGTGTGGCAGCTCGTCCAGTGCTGTTGCTCTACTATGTCATGATGAGCAAGGATACGCCTTGGAAAGACAAGGCGGCGATATTCGGTGCACTGGCATACCTTGTATTGCCCATTGACTTGCTTGATGCCCGCCGTCTGCCGATCCTCGGCTGGTTGGACGAAATCACATCCTTGGCCGTAGCCATTCAGAAGATGGGCAAGTACATTACACCAGAGATGGAAGTGCGGGCAGATGCACAACTAAACGAGTGGTTCGGGGATGTCGTGGTGGTTGCACCGTAAAAAGCGCATAATGAGACCTGCAATAATCACAGAAGCCGAGCGTTTCCTTTCGCTCGGCTTCTGTGGTTACAAAGTATATCACTAAGTCTATGGCTTCAACCACGAACTTTGCGGCTTTACAATCAGTCGTGCGTTGTTATAAGCCATTTTCAAAGTGAGACAAGTACGGGCCGTGTAGGTGTCCTCACTGATCTTGTGAATAGCCAGAGCTAAATCTGGGTTGGGTGAGCCAGGTGTGAGGTTAAGAGGTAGCAAGAGCTGTATCCTGTTGTTGTAATACTGAGGAACTGCTAATTTGTAGTTTGTGCGTACTCGTTTCTTTACTTCATCAATAGCTCCTGTAAGTCTGCGTACAATTTCACTTGAATCTAATGCTTGAATGTGTGCGGGGAAACGTCCGAGATTGTCTTCTATGATGTGATCCAATTGTGGAATCAGTTGACATCTGGGGTTGAAAATCAAATCCTCTGGATGTTGGAAGAAGTCAGCAATATCTGGATGATTGTTAGGAAACACCGTGAGGAACTGGATGTCGCTCTCTTTCACGAAAGCACGGAAATAGAATGGCGAACGTACTTCTGTAGAGCTTGTAGCGGGTTTGTTGGCTGCAAACAATGCAAAAATGGGTTCCAAGTTCTTTGTCACCAAGCCAGTATTGAAACAAGCATGGGAATTGTTCTTTGTATAGGCAATTTTCCCTTCCGACTGAATCTTGCGGAACGTGTGTTCCAGATAATTTTTCAAAATGGAATAGCGTTTGCTTGTTGCATCAGAGAACTCCCATTCTTCAGGGTCTGCAAGATTCTCTGCAAGATATTCAACGGCCTTGTCAAAAGTTGCAAAGAAGGCGAAGTCAAAAAGTGCGGATTTGTACGTATGTTTCATCGTTGGATTTTTTAGGTGAAGAAAAAAGGATTCTCAACATTCTGTGAGAATCCCTATCTATCTTTTTGTTTCGATGTTCGTTTTGTGGATAGACCCACATGTCTATGTATTAATTCGACCGCAAAGGTATGGACTTTCTCTGGATTGAGCAAATATTTTGAGGGGAAAGTGTGTTTGGATATGCTTTTTTCTAGTATTTTGTGGCGAATTGTGTATGTTGCCGTTAATATGGAAGCGTTTTGAGGCTGTTTTTCCACCCTCTTGCCCTTCTCGTTGACTTCGTCTTCGTTCCTCACGCTCGGCAATCGAAGCAAGCTTCATTGCGCTCGCTTAACCGGAACGTTCTCGGCGTAGTAGTCTTTCAGCTGCTCCAGTGTGCTTTCCTCGATAGGGTAGCGACCGCAAATGTGAGCATTTAGAACTGCCTTTTGGCCGTTCGGCGGGAGCGACCGAAGCAGACCTCTTCTGCTTAGGACGGGGGACAGCGGAACGCTGTGAATTTTTTGCTGTCATTCCAGAGTTCTCCATGGTGACCGTTCGGCACTTGTGACGCTTGACGACTTCAAGAACTCCATGACGGCAGATTGCCCGCTCACATAAATACAAGAAGCGCGTTCCGCTTTAGCAATATGCGGACGCAGAAACGATGGCCATAGCAGAATCTCTATGACCAGCAGACAGATACATGAATAGCAACAAACAAGCTCTAATCCATCAATAACCTACAACGTGCAACGTCACAAAGTATGGTAGCATTAGAGATAGTGACGAATAAGAGTCACATAGAAACAATGCCAGTCCGTCCACGCGGATGCGGCCCGAAGACACAAGATGATGGGTACAATCGGCATCAAGAAGCAGCTATGCAGTTGATTCCTCCCAGCCCATTGTGCACATCAGAGAAAAGACCTCCCCCAAAATAAACGCTCCCAGTTCGCCACTCCCTTGGGACTGGCGAACTGCGAGGCGTTGGGGAGGTCAGAGAACAGCGAACAACACAGGAGCAGTAGCACTACGCCAACAGAGAACGGGAAACGGCAAGCCCGGTGCAAGTCAAGCAAAGGAGCAGGCCACGTCAGAGGCCAACAGAAACAGAGAACGCCGTGCATCCGACCCCATCAGACAGGTAGCGGAACACACGGCGCGTTAGTAGTAAGAAGTGAACAAGAAGGAGGTGGTAGAGTAAGGCCAATACACATATCTACCCGTTCGCACTTCAATTCACATCCATGAAATTTTCAGTCAATTCTCTCACAAGTGAAGTACGACAAGCTCATTTGGCTTTGGTTGACCTCGATACCATATTTGTTCAGGAATAATTTCACCAGCAGGGGACGCTCATGGGGCTGTCCGAGAGGCGGTGTCGTGGACATCGTACCCGTTTCAATGAACATGCCCTTTTCAAGGCGTTGTCTTTTGTTTACACATGCGGCGTTACCGCTGTTCTTGACTACAATTCTCCAAAGTGCCATAAAGTCCAAAATTTTAATAATAGAAAATGTTTTGTTTTAGGGTTATCTATATGATGCGGTTCCACTTATTTTGAACCCATCCGTTTTCATACCAATGTTTCAAAGTAGAGGGACTGCTCCAATGCATCATTTCGCTAGGAACCCAATTGTAACTGAATTCTTTATCTAAGCCCAACGAAATCTCTCCCGTACAATTGCTTTCGTCATCAAGTCCGAGGTAAATCATATCGACAATTCTCCAGAAAGGTTTACAGTGGCCTGACTTGTAAAAATGAGCAAGTTCATGGCATATTAAATAGTCAACAAGTCGGCTATCATGCCCACATATTGTCCATATATTAAATTTCAGATAGGCGTAGCAGTTATAACCAGCGTGCGTATCATATTTCATTGTCCTAATTTCAATGTGACCAATGTTCAACCGTGAGGCTATCACGTCTGTTCGCTGCCGGAATATCTGAGAGGCTTGCCAATTGACCTCTTCCACCATCAACTTTCGCATTTTTTCCTGGTTTCTATAAAGTTCAAGATCCATATTGTCAGGAACGTATATATCAAGTTTGCCAAGGGTCCTTTCCACCATCAGTTTCTTGATACCCTCTTTTCTGTGAATATGTAGTTGGAACAAATCCGTTTCCACAGCAAATCTTTCGTCCACTACGCCATAGAACGAGTAGGCCCATTTATTACAATCAAATGCCATAGCTAATCCCATAAGTTTTGGTAATACTTACAGAAGAGTTCAAGGCCTTGTTTTATGGTTGCCTCTTCTTCAGCTGAATGAGAATGGACATATTTCATCAGTTCAAAAGCATCAATCATCTTTTGAATGGTATTGTCCCATTCTCGCATATCATTAAATGGTTCAGGTAAGCCGTGTTTGTTCAGGCCCTTGAACGCCAACAGTCTTGGTGTTATCAATTGTGCCAAGGTGTTGTCGGTATTCCAAACCTCTTCAATAGGATAGTCATTCTTGTGGCTCCAATTCTCAGGATTGGCATGTTTCTTTATCTTTTTCATATTCGTAGAAAGCAACGTTTACTCTCAATTCACGTCCAAGAGAATCATCTATCTTGTAGATGAAACTTGATTTTCCTTTGCCCATTTGTGCAATGTATGCAGCCAGTCTTGTCTCTTCCAGCATTAAAGGGGAATCCTTAGCGGAATAGAGCACAACGATGGAATTTTCAAGAGTGCCATGCCCAAAGGCATTATATTTGTCAATCAACTCTCTCAGATAGTCTGCTCTAACACATTCATCATTACAGTATGAATTAAGTTTGTACTCAATGAAGTGGTTGGCGTAGTACAGCTGACAAAGATCTTCGACAGGCAAATTTACGATGTCTGTGTCCGAGGGAAGGTTACGTATGATAAAGTCCGAAATCGTACCGATGCGATGCCAGTATTCAGCCTCTATGTTTTTTCCGTTGTTTTCCACCACCTTTCTGAATGACGGAATTTTAATCAAATCATCTATGGACGGCACATTGCCGCCAAGTCCCTTTATCCTTTCAGCTGATTCATTGGCTCTTAGGCATTCCGCTTCTTCTTCAGTGAGGTCATTATGGCATTCCTCCCATCGTTTGTCGGTCTCTTCCGTTTGTTCATGTGTGAATCCATAAAAGGAAGTATGCCACAGGCAGCAGGCCGCAATCTCTTCCAGACTCTCCTTGACATCAGGAGCAATCACCAGCTCCATGGCAAGTGCTCCCTCCCACACTTGACCTTCGATAGGAAACACCTCCAAGAGTGCATCCGACTCACCCTCTTCTGGTTCGCGATACCTCACATCTGCCTTTTTGTAATAGGCCTGTTCTATGTCGGGTGTCATGAGTTGTAACATATCGTAATGCATCTTATAGAGCACTAGACAATCATCGTCACCATGATACTTGGCAATGAATGGTGCTATATCTTCGAAAGTCACGCTTTCAAGTAATTTCTTGTAAGTCATATCAAACAGTTTTACGTGTTTCGATTTGTATCTCTGTCTCGAATTTACGTACATAGATGAAGTCCGTAATGGCAAACTCTAAGTGTTCAAAGGTGTTGTGGAAAGCGCTTGTCAGATGCAGACCTTTAGTTAACTCACGGTCTAGCCCCTCATTCCAGTTGTCATATTCGTCATCCAGCCCTATGAAACTTTCAAAGGACTCATTGTCTTCAGGCAGTAGAAGCGTTGACAATGAAAGGCCTTGTTCATACACCTTGTTCCAGCCAGCATCACAGATGGCATGCCACAGATCCTGCCTGTCTTCACCCTGCACGGGATGTAACTCTGGATAGTCATAGCTCAGGAAGCATTTCGCTTCAAGGCATGTTTCTGCAGTAAATTCTGGAAGTGTCTTGATGCTATTCCACATCCTATGCGCCCTGTCATATAGTTCACGCAGGGCAGCAGTCAGTGCATCGTTAAATGCAATGATGTCTGGCAGCAACTCCTCCTGGTGTTGTAATGCTCTTCTGTTTATCATGTCCTTTCGAATGGACAACAAACAGTCACAATCAGGATAGTCACATGGAGATTTGTCATACTTCCACATGATTTCATTCTCAATGCATTGAATGTCGTAATCTTGTATATCAATCATAACATATAGAATTTATAAGGTTTTGTATCACACCTTGGATTAATGAGTTTGCATTTTCAAGGGCATAATTCATTATTTTGTCCTGCCACTTTCTTTTTAGGAATTGATTGTTCAAAAAAAACACGCCATCTGTAAAATGCTCCATCTGCTGCATTCCCCAAAATGCTTGTCTGAACTTATGTTCGCCTTCAAATTCAAAGGGCAATGTCACCACTGCGAACGTGCTTATACCTTTATTATAAGCTTCGCGAGCAATAATCGGTGTCACTCCGGTCCCCGTGCCACCACCTAAGCAAGATACAAGGAACAACACTCTTGTATCTTGGAGCATAGCTTGGATATTCTTTATCTGTTTCCTGGCCTCCTGTTTGGCAGTTTCGGGGTCATTACCAGCACCCAAGCCACTGCTACCCAGCTGCAACTTCTCCTGAACCTTTGCCCGTTCCAATACATCGGCATCCATATCGCAGACAGCTAAGGATCCTTTGTCGAAGCCATGTTCTTTCATGTGACTGACGATATTGCAGCCACCACAGCCCACGCCGATGACTTTTATTTTTGAAGTGTCAAGGCTTTTGCCTGACTTCTTCTTTCTACCAAAGAACCATTTCAT